GCCTGGCCAACTGCCTTATCTCCGTAGGGGAAAACTTTTATATAATCAAAATTACTGTTTGTGATAATTTGGTCGGTCAATAAACAGATAGGTATATCTGGGTGCCAGTAACGAAGGCTTTGAGCAAGTTTTTCAGCGCAGAGAATATAGTCCGTGGTTTCAGTATTAGCAGCTAAAATTAAAAATCCTTTTTGATCAAGAATGTTCAATTATTTCTCCTAATTGTAATTTATCTAGACAATGAAAATCTTGATCAGCTAAAAAAAGATATTTGCGATTTTGGCTTTGATTATATTCCAGGCAGAACTTATTGTGTTCTATTAATTTCAGTTTATAGTCAGATACCAATGTTATTAACGGCCAGGGAATAGCCGTAAAATTTCCACTGTGTCCGTTTACAATGTTTAGTGCAATAGCTAATGCAAAATCGTTCCGATATAATTGATTTGATATTTGATATAAATTTCTATAGTGTTGCCAATTATCTTTGACCATAGTCATAACATCAAATACAGATCTGCTGTAAAGAGATTTTTTAAAATACATAACTGTGGCCCAGGCCATTGGCCACTTAAATTTTCCAAATTGATTTAACCAACTGTCGGTGGTAGATTCTGTGACATCGTAGGCCAATCGATGACACAAAAAATCTCTATCGCTGTTAAATAATTTAGAAAGTTGCTGACTATTAACAACATAATCAGCATCTATAACCAGGGTTTGATCATAAGGACTTAGGTCATAGACCGAAGGTCTGGAAGTATTATACCAATTGCTGACTTTATTGTATTCATGATAGAATTTTCTATTGCCGGTGTCTTTGTCAACGACAATAACTTGATCGAAATTTTTATTATCAACAGGGTTATCAGTTACGATTGTTGTTGGTAAATTTAGAAAATGTCTTATTCTTTTAGCTGACCACGCAGCCATTGACACATAATCAACGAGCTCATTGTTGATAGCAAAAATAACGATACCGGCAGTCATCTTTGTTGACAGTTTTTTGTATATTCAAGTAACCAAGCATTCATTTGTTCTTGCCAAAGCTGTTGGCTTAATATCATTAATTCCTGTTTATTAACTTTTACCGGGTTACCATAACAATCTAATAGTACTGCAGTCTGATCTGGACAAGAAAGCAGTGTTAACTGTAATTCGGGCCCGGCTTGCCACATGCCGCCATTATAGGCAAAAAACATTTTAGATTGATATTTTTCTGCTATCAGTTTTTTAGCAGCATGGTGGTCAAATCTTGCTCGAGCCTGTTCAACAAGAGAATCAGTATTCATAGTATGAATACTTATAAAACTGTCGATCTTCTAGTAAATTTAAGCTACAGTAGCAGCAACAGTAGGAGTCCCCCAACTGTTACTTAAATATGAAATACTAGGAGGAAAATAGGTAACCACAGTTGCAGGAGCAGTACCAAATGTAATACCCGAAGTAGCAGTACCTCCGCTGATAACATCGCTACTACCAAATGCACTGCCGCCCGGGTCGACCCAATAAGTAGTAAGTATTAATTGTGTTCCTGCCCCGGCTGTTCGTGCCAAAAGTTGAATATATTGTCCCGTATAAGGTGCCGTATCTGCATATTGAAGATAAAGTTCTTGATCCGAGGTAGTTAAATTAAACCACCCTCTCGTAGTGAACAATGATGTCGGGGTTCCGGTTCCGCCGCTTTTAGTCACACCGGTATATGATGTTCCTGCTATGGTTTGCGTTAGCGCACCACCAGTGATAAAGATATCTCCTACTAGAGTGTTTGCTAAATCATTCCACTCTGCATCAGCCAATTGCCCGGTGGAGGTCTTGCTCGTTTCCCACTTTATTCTACCGCCGGCATTGAAAAAATATCTAGCAGCGGCGGCACTGGCCCAAGTAATTGTATGAGTAAAGGTTATTGTCCAAGGGTTACTACCGCTGCCAGTACTAGAAGTTTTGCTACTAGTACCGGTCCAGGCTGTATATTGACTACCCGAAGCTACAGCATTGCCTCTATTATTTGTTAAATTTGTAATATCAGTAGCGACATTCGATAATATCGTAATTAAATCTCCAGTTACTGGGGCGATTCTTGAAGTAATAGATGTTCCTTGATGGCTTGCTGTAGTAGCAAGTGTATTGACCAGACTTGCCCAATTTGTAGCAGATATTAGATCTCCTACTGCGACCTGTGATAAAGCAGTTTGTCCATACCCAAAGCTGGTAGAACCGGTGGCCCATACACGGTTGAGGCCCGATGAACTGTCGCCTACAAATCCATTGTAGTCGCTTGCTTCTATTAAACCACCAACTGTGTAAGTCATGGAAATACCTTTACTTTATTGTTACAATAGCTTCGATTAAGCCAATATCAAGAGAATCTTTAGATTCTAAGGCTCTACCTATACTATTGTACGCAGTTAAATCGCTGAAACTAGCGGCTTTAGCCAACCCATTACCTGCTGATACCAGTCTGTCGCCTTTTTTTACTGCTCCTATTACTCGTACAGGAACTCTTCCGGTCATTGCCACCGGCGGATGTGTTTCGTTATTCCCTGCGCCGCCGTTCATTAAGAACGCAGCTCTTGTACTAATCACACCAAAAACATTGTTGCTGAGCGGATCTTTTACTTCTGTAATTTCTGCTGTACCGCCCAATTCAACCACTGTTCCGGGTTCATAAAATCTATCTGCTGCAAATCGTTCAGCAACGTCAGCGTATAGAGCTTCTGTAGCAGTAGCATAAACTGTGTCAAACCAATTACTTGAACTACCGATATTGCCCACAGTGTTACTTCCTGATTTGGCAATACTGCTGACTTCAAGTGCGTTGCCAAACCCAGCCACCGCATTGGCACCATATAAGGTAAACACAGTAGTGTCTACACCGCCATCGTTGACATTAAATGCAATATTTCCATTATTTGTCTTATTAGCAATAGTAATTGTAGATCCCGATACTGTCATTGAAAGATCGCCATCAACACCAATTTCCAAGCCATTATCGTTGTCTATAGTAACTGCATTAACGGTCGAAGTTACATTACCCGAAACTGCAGTAGCACGCATAAATGCATTGGCATTTAGATTTTCCAATAATTGACTATTCGTTGCTGTTCCCTGAAAAAATTGGTTAACGCCACTGACACTGGTTGCTAGAGTAATACCTGGATTGACATTACTGAAACCCGATATACCCACTTGTGGAGTAAATGATGCATCTTTACTGACTATGCCAACTACTTGATTAGCAACAAATAATTTTATAACTACATGGTCAACTAAACTAGTATCTTGAATAGTGTCGACAATAGCACCGGTAGTTCCTGTGCCTGCTGTAAATGCTGGTCCTACCAGAATCCAAGTTGATCCAGTATAGACATATAACTGTTCATTTATACTATTATACCATAGATCGCCAGCAATACTATTAGATGGAGCACTAGTTGCTGCTTGAGCACCGTTAAGCCGTTTGAAGCTAGTACCATTATAGACTTTAAGTGTGTTGGAACTTTTATCAAACCATAACTGTCCTATTAAAGGTGCACCCGGCGATGTGCTATTTGCACTGTTTTCTAAAAGATGAATAAAGTTTTCATCTAGAAATTCACCATAACCGGCATAATTTTTACCTACTAATGTCATACTACTAGCGGTATTAATTGTGCCGTCGGCTACTACTGCAAATACTGATCCATCAGTTAAATTAATTGTATAGGCCATTTCTTACTCCAATATGTTTTTAGACATATTTTTAAATATTTATGTTGTACTCAAATTCGTTAAGGTCTGTATTCTAATGGTGTAGTCGATTTGTATCTGACGATTTAGGCTTTTCTGCACCGGATGAAAAATTACATGTGTTAGCAAACGGGTAGCTTGCCCATCACCGGTATATCCTTTAAGCCCCAATTCATCAAAGACAAATTCTCCATTAAAATTAGTACTATTATCGAACGCTTGTTGTCCGGCTGGTTCGCCGTAATCTAATAAACAACTAACAAGTATATCTGTGTATACTTGTCCAGAAGTGTGCAACACAGTCATTTTATTATTGGCCGGATCTGAATTGGCTGCTGCAGTATCGTCGACAATTTTAAAATATGTTTCGTTGTACAAATCTGTGTTTTGTCCTGTTACATTAGGCGGCAAATATGTAATCACACCAGTGGGGTCAACACTGCTACCACCATTTCCAAATGCCATTGTGTAAATATAACCGATATCACGATTAGCCAGTGTTTGCGCCAAACTGATACTCATATTTTCATAATGAATAGCATTCTTTTTTTCCACAAAAACTTCCCCGGATTTGGGGTCATGGATTTTGACAAATCCCTGTATATTATATTTTATAGGTAAAATCATGACCTTTTCTCCACAAACACTTTTTTAGTATTTGGATCAAAAATTTTCACATATCCAGAAAAAGTTAATGCAGCATGATCTCGTCTGGCATTTGTTTTTTCAACAGATTTCTGTTTTTGAATATTTTTTTGCTGTTTTTCCATTTAATTATTTATCTTTATTAGAATCCTCTAAAAAACCTTGCCGCTGTGGTATCTGTTTCTTGCAATGCCAACCCATTGCTAGCGGTATTGGGGCCGGGTTCATACCAGCTTAATCCCTGTAAAATTTCAATTACAACTTCCAGACCGTCGGCAGGTGCAGTATCGAATTCTACGCTAATAGGATTGTAATTGCTTATAAAATAATTTCCGGACTGTAGAATTCCGCCCACGTATACACGGACTGCTAGTTCAATAAAGCCCGAACTGTCTGCATAGTAATTTAAATCTATATCATCCGCCGTAAATTTAATAGTAGATCCGTCGCCGATACTAGTGCTTTGGACCAGTCTATTTTGATATTGTGCTTCTAATAAATTACCAATACCCATATCATACACTATCGAATCTGCTGCATGGGCTGCTACAGCAGTTCCGGCAGTACCCCTTCTTAATCCACTGATTGTATTTGAGTTGAAATCAATCTCTCTGTAGGTAATTCTTTCGCCATTGATGGTTACTACACCTAAGAGATTTTGTGTTGGGCTAGGTATTTCTAATCTGCTGGCATCTTTAACTGTAATTTCGTCATCGTCTACTAGGACCGCAGAGGCCAATTCAGTAGTTGAATTTTCTGTAATTCTGTATGTTAATTGTAATCCGCGCATATCTTGAAAAATTCTAAATGCCATGTGATCCGGAGTTACAGAGTCGGTGACTTCGGTAATGACTACTACATCAGTTACACTAATTACACCCGAGGTTAGAATTAATTCTTGACCGTTGACAGTAAATCCTGCACCGTAAAAAAGTCTATCGCCATTTAAAGTTACCCATAATCTTTCAGGTTTAGTATAGACTTTATCTAAAAATAAATCATTAACCACAAGTGTAATGCCTTCGGTATAATCGTAACTGCCTGGATCACCCGATATTGTGGCATAACTGAATGGAGTACTATCATAGGGTTGATTTACTGTTATACCTGTAGTAACTGGTCCAACATAGACCTTGGTTGAAAGATTCTGTTGTTGTGTGTCGTTCCAGGATATCACTGATATGATATCACCTGTTAAAGGTAAGAAACTACTACTAGGATTCCAATCTAAAGTAACTGTACTGGTACCCAATCCAGAAAATGTATAATCAGCATCAGTAAATACTGCAATATAAATACTATCTCCGTCGTTGGGTTCGACTGCAAAAATAACCTCTCTAAGATCTTCGTCAGATACATAAGGTTCTACAATATAATCAACCCCTTGTACTTGTAATTCATTGTTTAGCCAAACCACTACATCACTGTCGGAAATGGTGCTCTGATTAAATCCTAATCTAGTAGGCAATGCAAAAGCACTAGATCCGTCGGCAATATAACTTGCTCCGGCCGGAGGCCTGGCCCTGATACCATTGCGTTCAACAACGGCAACACCGGCATTTATGCCACCCATGTCAGCTGATAATATAAAACTTAAAGTTGAGCCATCTGCAGTAAAGTATTCAGTAATCGGTGTCGACCAACTTATACCTTCGGCAAAATAGCTTTCACTAAGTGCGGTAATACTAATGTAATCAACTGCAGTATAGGTTGTTGCAAAATTAATCACAGTGAATCCCACCACATCTGCAGAATAAGTAAAATCGGTTGTTAATTCGCCATTGACAAAAATTACTAAATCATCAATTTCGTCGTAAAGTACAGGAATAGTTAGTTGATTGCCTACTTGCTGACCGTTGTAACTCTGTCTAAAGATCTGATTACCACCACCTATACCATAAACGGAGACTGTAATTATATCACCGTTACTGGCAGCAGGAAAACTAACATTATTCACAATCGAAACTGTTTGAGTTACCCAATCTATAGTGTAATGAACTCCTAATATAAGGTCTCTTTGCTGTGTTTGATTAGATACAATTATTCCTATAGGGTCATTGATTAGATTAGCAAAACTTACTTCAGTTGATGTTGCTGAATTATAAGTGAATCTTATATAATTCAAAGGAAAACCGTGACCATCGCCTTGCCAATCTGCTCCTGGTCTTGTAAAGACTCTAAAATCCAAAGTATCAAATATACTGCCAGGAACTAGCTCTTCGGGTGCATGACTACTATAAGTGTCTACAAATGTTCCACCTACCACATTGATATCACTGAGTCTTGTTCCTAGATAACTGTCTAGGAAACTGCTTTCATACACAGTGTCTAACTCTGTGATATTATCGTTAAACAATAAACCGTAGACTTGTACGCCAGGATAACTTATTCCAGACATTAATAAATTCAAATCAACACCAAACTGTTCAGCAGTGGGCGCATAGTACCCACGAGTTCTATCTACCCCACTTAAAACATTAGCAGAAACACTGGTCCATTGAGCTAAATTAAATGTCATAGAACTATTGTTTTCTGTAGCTTGCCAAACCCTGTTGGCATATCTTACTCTTTGTCCAGTAATATAAGTAATACCGGCCTGCCAATCAGTTATATTGCTTTGATGCTGATATCTGTCAAATTTTATAGTAGTTTTGATTTGTCTTATCAACTGATTGCCCATGTTAGCAGTTAACATTGCACCTGTACCAACACCGGTTACTACAATGGTTGGGGTGCTGGTATAACCGCTGCCGGGGTCTAGTATTTCAATTTCGCTGACTTGCCCTAAGATATTAATATTGGCTGTAATCACAGCAGGAGTTATGCAATCCCCTACTACAGACACTTCAGGTGGGATTAAATACCCTGTGCCACCATTGACAATATTCACAGATTCTAAACTGAGTTTATAGTTATCAAACCAATAGACATAGGGCAATGTAGTCCACAACTGCGAATCTGGGGGCGTATCACTGTCTAGATTAGCTAATCCAGTTCCTATTGCTGAACTTAATGTATAGGGGGTAAGTATCGGGCTGACGAATTTTGGTGTTACTAAACTGGTCTTAAAGTAAGCAGGTAAATCAAAATCGTTAACTGCCAACCCAGCTTGATCAAAGCCATTATATAGCAAATTCAATTCTCTAACTTGCACATGATAAGGTTTAACTTCTTGAATATAATCAATGACAAATTCTTGATTATCTCTGTTATAGATTTGAAACGGTAATAGTTCCCGAATTCTATGATCAACATCAATTAAACTGGTTTTGAAAAGCCACTGAGGAGCCAACGACTCTGACAAGATAAAGTTAAACATTAATACCAAACAGCGATTTCTTTCAATCAATAAATCATCGATTAATAATTCTTCGTTTATGGCCTGTATGATTTTTCTAGTTTCAGTTACCGGTTCTTGATCAAAATATTGGCTATCGTAGACTTCAACATCAAAACCAAATTTACCGAATGCATAGTCCCAAATTGCACGGCTAATTTCAATTGTGCCATCTTGTAATCCAACCCTAACCCAACCTGTTTCTGTTCTCAGATATATTTCAAATTTATTGTTAGCATTGAATCTGACTTTGACACTGCTACCAACTGGTACGGTCAATGAATCTAGCTCGCTGGCATAATTAATCACCGCAACTGGTGTTATCGAACTATTGTAACCGGGCTGATACCAATTGATGTAACTCCAATATCTCGGTGTGTCATAACTCTGCACTCTTACCAACTGTAAAGTTTCTAGTGTTTTTGCTGCAGTTACTTGATTTATTGTCCAAAAACCAAATTGTTCGCTGTTACTTTCGACTAGGTATTTGTAGCCCACAGGTACTGCTGATAAATTTTGAAAACTAAGTTCTTCTAGATCAGCAACGCGATCGTCCCATGCCCCGGAATTACTTGATGGTATAGGTTCACTGCTATTTAACAAACTGAAATTACGATTTTCACTAATTGGATATCGGGCTAAAATTTCATTGACCCGTGTTAAGTAGTTTTGCAATGCTGCAAAGCGATTGATAAACATACTTTGTCTGGGGCGGAAATTTACTCCATATCTGTTAGCTGGTCTTAATAAAGGATCAGGTACTATGTTGCCTTGAGTATCGGCCCCACAAAAACTGTCTTGAAGTTTTCTATATAAATTTGTACTCAAGAAACCATCTGCACGATCTTGCGGTATAAGCTCGTATTCAACATGTACGGCATTGTCATTGAGTTCCTTGTCATATTCAATTGACAGAATAGTATCTTGAGCGTTGACAATCCCAAATTTGTTGTAAATCGCTGTGGCACTACTGCTTAAAAATGCCACAAACGGTATACCGGAACTCTTGGGATCTTCTATATACCTTTCTATAGAAGTAGTGCTGAGTGTTTTTCCTAAATTATAATTGATAAACTCATTACCGCGAACCCAAAAGAAATAATTGGTTCTTAATACTCCTGTGGAATCTACTGCGGTTACTACAGTATATGATGCCAATGATTTAACTACGCCCGGACCGGTATACTGTGCAGGTGGAACAGGACTTACCGTCCATTGATAGACTTCAACAGTGCTGCCAGGAAATAATTGACTCCATCTGGCTGCTGCATATTCAATATTATTTTGATTGGGATTAACAAATCTAGTATTAGCAGTATCCCACCAAATTTTGCCAACTTGAGCAGCACCCCACCTTCTTCCATAATTATTAATCGATCCAACATTATAACTAGCAGGATCTATTGCACCTATGTAATCTATATTTTGCCTGGCCACACCTAGTATTTTGTTTTGTAATGGGTCAATAAAATCAAAGTATTCAGCCTCGGCGCTTTGCAATATATCATAAGCAAATACACTGTTAATTAATCTTATGTCTACTACTGGTGTTTCTCTTCTAATTACAACCCAAGCGGCACTACTATTTTCATTTAGGAATGTAATGAATTTACCATAGTTCAATTCACTTAGAACGCTGTCCCCTAAATCACTGCCTGGACTTGTTATTAATAATGTGTTATTAACATAATTTACTACTTTGCCGTATTGATCAAGACTTTCCAAGACATTTGGTACAATTATCTGCCCAAAGACAAACAGGTTAGGATTAGTTACACTAGGCGATTGTGTATCCAATAAATCAAAACTGTATACTGCACCACTTTCGGTGGGTTGACTGTAAAATGTGGTTTTTTTACTGTCAAAATAAGTCAACCCGTTGTCATAGATATTAACAATATAGGCACTATCTCTGGGTGCACCTACTATTAAGGTTCTGGCTGAATTACTAAGCGAAATGGACTCACCGAATCTCGCAGTGATTGAGGGCCGTGGACTGTAAATATCTTGAGTATGTACAAATATTTCTAAACCCAGTGCGTCAAATACCGACGCGGGATTGACAAATCCCAAGCTGATATTAAGTTTATTGAGATAATTTAATGTTTCATTTATGGTATTGAAACTCAATACACCAGTTACAACTGTTATATCAGCAGTAGATGGGGGAGGTGTTGTGAATGTCAAAGTTTTAGCTGTGAGATTCAATGTATAGTCGACATTAAGAGTTTTTAATACATTGTTGACATAGACCAAAGGTGTATAACTTTCCACATCCTGATAGGCTGTACCAATCGAATAAGTTCTATCTAAACCACTGGGGGTAATTTGTATATTAGATGATAATACTGCAGAAACATTTGGCACAACAGCATTGACCTGATGTCGGAATGCTATAAGGTTTATAATATAACCAAAGGCAGTTGTATCTATTAATTTCCAATAATCAGAATCAGATATATCTGTACCGCCCGGTACATCTTGTTGAGCCTGATATATGCTATAAATGCCCGACGATAAAGTATATACCACAGTGCGGAATGTGTAAGGGTTGGCTCCTACCCATAGCCCAGGTACAACAACATCAATGTTATTAATTCTTAGGCTATTACCAGATATCAGCGAAGGATTAGCTATTGTTGAAGATATTGTACCATAAGTTCTTGCTTGATTAACAGTTCTTTCTACCATACCCGACTGTGGTAATTCACTGTTATTTCCCGGTACACCAACATACACACTGCAACTATTGCTACAGATTTTTACTGAATATCCATACTCGGCAAATTCCTGTGGAGTTGTCTGAGATAATTTTTGTAAGAAATTAAATGTATTGATCGAAATTTCAACAACATCACCTACAGTGAAATTATAATCAATATCTACAGTATTGGAATCTATAACAGTAAATTGACCTCCTATGTTGTCTTGAGTATTGATCAGATTTTGTCCATTTACTGAAACAGTCAATGGTTGAACAAAATTAACAGTGGTAGAATATTCAGTTTGATCAACATCTGTAACAGTGAATCTTTCTATATTTCTTTCAAAGATATAAACAGCACCGGCATTATTTGTAGTGGTAGCTGCTACCACATCATCATTTTTTGCACCTATTAGTATTTGAGATCCGTCTAATGTGCAATCTATACTATGACCAAATCTAGCTCCTACCACAGGTGTTGGTGGTTCTAGTTTTTCAATATATTGATAGTAACTACCGCTGCGAACTATAATTTTGTTACTAGAAGTTTTCGCAGTCGAGAAGGTAATGTTTTTGGTTGTGGTATTAAATGTATAATCAACGAATGGTCTCAGAAGAACATTATCTACCAATACACTAAATGAATAAATGTTTTGTGCAGTATAGAGATAATCACCTATATTGTATACAGAGCCACCATTGCCATCGAATTCATAGGTACTTTTTCTTGTAATCGACAACACCGAATTATCAGCCGGCGTACTATTCAGTGTAATTTCGCCGCCACTTAGAGAATAGCTTGCCGGCAATAGTAATTGATTATTTAAAATAACGACTATCTGATTAGGTTTAGTTTCATCTATAACAATACTATCACCAAAGTTATATGTATCGGTACTACCATCAGTTTTGTAACTGACAGTTTGTCTTTGTACAGGGATTTGTGCAAATGCGTAAACCGCGTTAATTCCCGGAGCACCGACATACATCCACTTTTCGTCCTGGCTGATTTTTATACTGTGACCAAATTCTGCACTGTCTCCGAGATCTTGCTCGGGTAACAATAACTGTATAAATTCAAAAGTGCTGGACCCCGATATTTTTTCTAAGACAGCGACCAATCCCATATCTGTGATTGCGTTAATGTCACTAAGTGGTGCGCCCACTGCACTAAAAGTTGTGTTGCCAATGCTGACGCTTCTACCAAAATCCCGTGTACCAACTGCAGAGCATTCTAACACACTATTGGGTATGTAATTGCCAAAATTATTTTTCACATAGGTATAAACCGCTCCCTCAACTGAATACCCTGGGCTACCAACTAAAGTAAATAAGTTTTGCTGTGATTGATCAGCACTGATTCCATATTGACCATCTTGTACTGGCAAATCGGGTCGAATAGTTTGATCTTCGTCAAAGACTTCTTGTTTTTCTAAGACTTCCCAGGGTGAGGTTGAATTAGACACCCAAATTTTAAATCCCAGATTCAAGTCATCGGCAAAATCTGTATTAATAATATCGCTGGGCTGTGAAACACGAACACTTTTCAAAGTAAATGCTACGCCATTGCCAAATATAGATATTTGATTTATATTGACAAATATGTAGGCAATAACAATAGCATTAGGTGCAGGTACAGCCAGGACTCTATAGACCCCATCAATGGAAGGATCAAAGAACTTTATAATAGCTTGTTGATTTTGTAACAAATTGTGATTTTGATCGAATATGACTTGAGCAGTACCATCTAAATTATCACGAACCTCAATGACTTTGCCCGGTACGCCATAAACTCTATAGACATCCCAGTCATAGTTATTGACCTTGGCTACCCAAATTAGTTGTCCGACTGCTAACTCGCTGAGATAGGGATTTAGTACTGTGGGATCTTCTAGACTAAACACTGTGATGTCAACATCATTGAAATTGACGAATCCCGCAGTAGGTAAACCAGCATCGGGAGGCAAGTTTGATCTTGTGGTTAATATGTCAGGGTTAGATATTAAAGTGCTAGATTTCCAAATGTCACCGACCTGCACAGACTGGTTGGCTAAAGTCTGTTGTCCAGGGAAAATAACTTGTACCGTACTGGGATTAGCATTTAGATCGGCTTCGTTAAGTTGTATTTCATAGTAATTTCTATTGGCATTGGCACCGTAAGTGGCTTTTTGTATAGCCCAATTTTCGTAAATGTCAAATTGTGCGACACCTTTGCCTAGATCAGCAAAAGTAAATATTTCTGCAGCCTGAACAGTGCCCTTGGTACCTAAAAACTGTCTATATAGATTGACCTGACTGATATCGTCTAGATTTAGTGCGGTCATATATTGTCTTGGCCTAAATCCAATTAGACCATAACTGAATAAATCTTGATCACGCTCAAGATTAGCAGTGTAGACATTATAACTATTTTCTAATTGGTTACTCTTATTCGCCAAGTTAGGCAATAAACCAGTTTGTATTTCAGTATAGTCGCTGCGCTTCCAAAGATTGAAATTAAATGTCTCGCTGGGTTGTATAATGTCTATAGCACTATAATAGAGACTTTTATATTTGACGATTTCGCCCTTGGCATATTTGCGTAACGGTGTCCAATCTTGTATATTGTCTTGATTAAGTATAAATCCAGGAGCATTCAGCTGTCCATTCCAATTGACACTAGTTACTGCAGATATCTTGATTCGGTCCTGTCTTGCGCCAGTTGCTGGATCGTAAATTAAGTCAGCAAATATACTGCGATTGTCGAGAACCATAATGTTCTCGTAACTGACAAGATTTACGCTGATATAATTTATAGTCTGATTGTTTGTAGGTACTAAACTAAAACGATTATTTTCTCTGTCAACAACAAGATTTTTTGTTGTCAATGGAGACTTCTCTTGATCCAATACAAGATTTTCTTGTGTTTGAACACTGATGTCATCAACGATAGCCAATGGTGTTTCTAATACTAACTTATTGGCCAATGGGTTGAGATTGATAATGCTGTTTACACCCCAACCTTGTGCGTCCCAATAGAGAAACTCTTTGACCATTTGTTGCCAATTTAGAATATAGCCATTTTCATAATCGTCGAAGATAAATCCCAATTGCTGCAGTCTAACACCATAACTTATAAGAAAGTCAGCAACACCACTGGTTGTGGTATATTCAAATCCATAGGGAATTTGTATGATAGTATCACTATGCGATACACTGACATTGACTGTTTTGCCACCTGCTGAGATAGCCACTGGTATTCCTACATTTTGACTAGCCAGTATTTCAAAGTAGGGTTTTAATGTACCGTAACCATAGACACTATAACCATTATTGGTTTTTTGTACTATGACACTGCTGTAAATAGCCTGATTAAATGGAACATTTTTATATAAAAATAAATTGTAACTTTCATCGGGTAATAGTAAGCCACTATTAATGCTTTGTGGACTGCTTTTTTCTGTAAAGACCTGTAAGAGATTTTTTGCTGTGAATGCACCAAATCTATAGCATAATCTAACATCTAAAGAAGCTAGGTCTTCAGTTAAAATATCTGTGCTGTCAAGACCGGACTGCCTATTGAAATCTACAATCCAGTCAATGTAACTGGCTTTACTAATACCATTACCGTAGACTTGCACCCCATTGGCATCTAAACGATATCTGTCATTTAACAGGTATTGATCAAAAGTATTATCGAAGCGATACAGATCTCTGTCGGCAAATAAGGTAAAAAATTCAGCTGGTCTAGTTAAGGCCAATAACCGCATTATACTAAATGGATAGCTACTGCTAGTTCTCCAGGCATTTTCTACTGGACCGTCGTCACCAAACTTCCAGTTTAACCGAAATGAATTTTGACTGTAACTTCCAACAACACTGTCAAACGGACTTGCTAGCTGCCCTTCTGTTCCTGCTGGAATAACTTGAGTAAGTCCAGGTCTGGCATATTTTTCAATGATATATTCGCCGTTAGGATCTCGAACCAACCCAGCTTCTAAATCGTCCCACAGAACTAAGTTACCACTGGTATAAGGAGGTAGACCATATTGTGATTGCCACCAACTGGGCTCAACACTGAATCCCAACATTTCCCATGGTCTGGTATTGGGATAGATTGTATCGTAAAAATAATTGTAAATGCCACGCCAAGCACCTATATCTAAACTGGTATTGTTTAGTTTATTGCCAGACTGACTGTAATTGTAAGTAAATTTATTAGAGCTGATATAATTTTGTGTACGGAAATCTAATTTATTCCACCCTACCCAACTGAAAAAGTCAGAAGCCAGTATTTCGTTTATTTCCTCTATACTGTAATCAGTTGATCTAAATTGTCCCGGAATAACATCTGTAGCTACTAACGGTATAGGGTTTCCGTCAACTTTCAAGGTATTGTAAATTCGCTTTTCAAATTCTAACAATAGTTCGTCACGAAAATCTTCAAATGCCACAGTGATGCTACCGTCGTGTCCTCTAATCACCAATGTAGGTTCAATATAAGTCTCATCAATATAAATTTCAGGTTCTGTGGCAGGATAAAGACCCAGTTTGGTAGGAGTATTGGGTATAAAACTACCTGCTGTGGTTTGATATTCTCTGATAGTAATAGTATCACCTACTGCCAATGGTGCTGTTACAGTAATAGTGGGGCTGTCGATTCCCACTGTATATTGGCTACCTCTCAGTAGTTGAACACCATTTAAGTAAACTAGTAAACCTAGGTAATTGGCCGAAGTAAAATCATAGGTCTGCGTTGTATCAAAGACATTGACACTTACCGGTGTCCAAGTATACACAGTTTCTGTGTAGACATTACTGAATGGCAGCATGTCTGACCAATAGAATGGCTGCGAGGAAGTTTTGTCAAATCCTAATTCAGTTAAAATGTCATTGAGAATTTCTGGTATTGTAAGATTGGTGTAATCATTGGTAACTGCTAAATTTAATATCTGTGCTTTGATTTTTTCGTATTCACGACTGTTATAGTCAAGAGCAGAAAATATGTTAAATTGCTGACTTCTTAAAAAATATCCTGCCAAAGATAATGGACTGCTTTGCTGATTTATTATTAGACCATAAGGTAAGATATTACCTAAATCTCTGGTGTTATTAGCACCATTTATACTGCCTTGAAAATCTAAGAGATTTTCGGCGATACTTTGATAATGTTGTCTAGCAGTACCTAATGTAAAAATCGACGAATTTTCATTGAATGGATTATTTTCTAAATTATTTGGTACTTCGTAAAATCCCACTTCACTGATTTGATCACTCAGAGCTTGCACTTCAATTATAGTCCCGATAGGAATACCAGTTTCGTTAAGTGTAATCGTAGTTGAATTTTCTGTTGTAGTATAACTGAAAGTACCCGGTACTTGAAAATCTTCTCCGATATAGATTTTTACAACAGGAACATCAATGATTTCTTGGTTTTTCACTGCTATATCTAACAGCAAAGTAGAGCTGCCATCATAGACAAATCTAAATTGTTGATAAACTTGCAGTCGAGTGGCTGCTGTTTGCCAACCAATTCTTGGAACAAAATCTGTACGGCTGCTGTATTCTTTTAATATACCGTTGCTGATATTCTGGGTAACACTTGATTTGTCTTTGAGATAAACAAACGACTGCGTATAAAAGTTATTGTCAAAGACAATGTCGCCCACATTGGCCAATGTTAGATAATTTAATGGAAAACCCAGCACAGGGTCTTTACTGCCTTCGCCGGGCTGGTAACTAAAAACCTTACTACCGAAAAAGTTAGAGCTGATATATAGGTCTTGATCGCTATAGCTGATACCATTTAGATCAAAAACATCAAAGAGTGGTGCCTGGTTAACTTGTGTTTTTTCCTGTGCTAATTTCCAAGTTAATCCATTAAACCAATATGTTAGGCCCTGTTCTGTTTGTCCGTTAAGGCCTAGCACTGAATTATTAACAAGAACATTAGCATCCTCGGCTGGTGTTAATAATATAACCTCAGAAGAACTATCGCCGGTTGGCTCAATAAAAGAAACTATATAAATTTTGTTTCTAATGTCTAACTCATTATCAATGGCAAATATTACTCTTGTTCCGTTGACAAATTCATATCCGTCAACTTGATAACTAGTTGCACCATTAACTTCACTGAATGCGTCAGTGGTAACAAAATCTACTATATCTACTGGTTGTTTTGCTGCGGTACCATTATTGAATAATTGTAAACCACCGCGAAATTCTAAAATTGGTCTTTTAGCTCTGAAGTTATTGTCGAATACAGCAACAGTATTATTATATTCTGCAGTAGCGTTAATGACATCTATATGAAACCATCTATTGGTTCTCGACCACGCATTGAGGCTAGGTGAATCTAAAGACATCAATAGATAGTCAGGTATTAACGGTTGATTGGGCTCGGTGCTGTCAATATAAGTTTCGGGTGTGATATAATCAGTAACAGGCAGCAACTTGATAGCAGTACCCACACCCGAAACATAGTATTCATTATTTTGATAACTGTCAGGCACAACTGACCCACGAAAAACAACTTTTAAATTGTTAGTAAAGACCACACCTGTAGGACTGGTATAGTTTGGTTTGCCTAAAATATTATCTATGAAAATAGTATCATTATCAGTGGATTCTAACAGTCGTATAACACCAAAAAAGTTTGGATTGGTACTGTCTTGATAGTAAAGAGTATTAAAGATTGCCGATAGTAATGGGATCTTTTCTATAAAACCATCTGAGTTTTTGTACCATTGTGTGCTGCTCCATTGGGCGCCGAATAAAATATCAACTTTATCAAATATTGCAATAGGGATATATGGTTCTACTGTTAGATAAATTTGATTGTCTGTGTCATAATTGTAGACAATTCTCCAGACCTTATATCTTTCTTCAAAAGGTATCTCTAATTCTTGATCATAGAGTGTAGTATCAAAACTGCCAACTTGTCCATTGAATGCTGGATCCTGTGGTAAGGGATCAAATCTAGTAGATTCAAACCAGCCCTGTTCCGTTGTAAAAATAATAGTTTTCTGATCTAAACTAGTTATTCCATCAATACCACTGGGATAAGCGGCTAAAAAATTATCAAGATAGACATTGTTTATATCTTCATAAGTCAGTGTAGTAGTCAATAAATCAACGGAACCCAACAAAGGTAAATCATAATAAAACTGCTGAGCATCGGCTTGAGGAACATTGAATGTCACTGTGCCATTGCTTTGACCGTTGTCCTCAACACCCAAAATATCTCTGCCGGAAATGTTAGGTGTGGCACTAAGGGTACCATTGACACCAGGCTCTAACTGTATCCAAAATTTATGAGGATCTTGATTGACATTGAATGTATAAGATCCACCTCTTAGCAGATAAATTGTAGGGCGGTTTCCTGCTATACCCGAAAATTCATAACCCCTGTTAGTTCTGGTTACATCGAAACTGTCAGTTAATGGAATAGCAGATGAACTGATATCTACGGCGTCTGGACCATTTGGTAACCAATAGTATTGGCTGAAATTGATAAACTTGTCAAAATCAACAAAAGGATCCCAGGAATAATATTCGCTGGTCCATAACCTATCAAGTCTTGAAGTATTGGCACCTTGCAGAGCCAATGCATCTACCATACCAGGATAAGTGATTACATCTTTAATTTTGGTTCGATCTTCTCGCAACGAAACTACCCCTGGTTCAAGTTGATAGTCACTGCGTATCTTATCTAATTCTATGACATATTTGTCATTGGGATTTACACCAGGGCCAATTTTACGACCTATATAGCCCTGTGTTCTTTTAAATTCAGGTTCTTGCGTAAGTTGATCTAATGTAGCAGAAAGAAACTGCCGATTTATCGGAGTTTGAAATATTTCAGGTAAAAAATCTACAGTTCTGAAGGACATTAAATTACCCCACTACCAGGTGCTGTTTTTATATTTGTACTTGTCAAGGCTGAAATAACTTCGACATTATTTACTGTTGCTGCATTTACAAAAATTTCATTAGGTGCGCTTCTGATTTCGTAGAGATCACCAAAACTCTTGTTGGGATTTAATGGTACTATAACAACACTGCTTACTAAACCACCTATATTTCTGTGAACATAAGCAGCACATTCACTGAAATAAAATGTAGCTCCAAAATCCCATTTGTCTATGGTAAAATAATTATTGAGATTTTGTACAACAAGATTTTTAATTTCGCTGTCACTGGCCGATGTGTTAGCGGCCTTAATTACTTTAATGGTGGCCTTTAAAGCATTGGCAGCTTTTTCGCCAAATAAGGGTTTGAAAGTAACACTGTTTAATACAATGTTATCACTGATCATTTTGTAATTGTCAAGCCCTTGATATGCCAACGATAATTCATTGATTGTAGGTTGTAAAGGCTCAGGTACTGTACCAGTGGTATCTCGTATCCAGTTTTGATAGGCAATATAGTATTGTTGTGTGACTACATACAAGTCAATGATATTGCTTGTTCCTGGGTCAATTCGGCTAGTCAATGGTGCATTGTGTCTGTATTGATAATACAGACTCTGTCTACCTGTTTTCACTATCCACGAGCTAGAAACATCAGTTATTACTCGCTGATCATTTATGAAATCTAATCTATAAAATGCACCCACTGAACCAGATAATGTTACTTGAGCATAAGCATAAAATATTTGATCTGGGTTGAATTCAGTCTTAACTAATTCTATGCTATCTAAAGTTGGCAGATCTCTGTAGACACGGTCAGCAGCAACTAACAGATATCTTTCGAGATTGTCAAAGTCTACTGTTTTTTCGAAGAATACAGTTTTGTTTACGGTATTATCGTCGGGGTTGACAATTTCATCAAAAAAGTCAGGATTATCTGCGATACCATCAGCATCACTATCTTCAAAACTCACTGTGACTTGAAAGTCATCAACTAAACCATCACTAAGCACTGGTTGTCCAATTATTCTCAAGGGGTAATCAGTTGTTAATGGTTGATTACTGTCAGGCTGCGAATTAGATCTTAAAACTTTGACAAAATCTTTTATGGTAGTGCCAGTTCTCGGATCGTAGATATTTTGATTGGTTTCAAAGAAAAATCTCGTTTGAATTACACTACCAAAAGAATACACCAAAAATCTTGTTGAAACAGTATAAGTTTCGCCGTCGGTTATAAATTGTATAAGCCAACTGGCATCACTGTTGGTTCCTGCTGTACTCTGGGCATTAGCCAAACTAAATTCAGCATCAACTGCTAAATTACTGCTGGTAATTACATACCATGTACTGGTTAAGTTGTTATAACCTAGTCCAAAATTTCTGTAAAGTGTAATTTGATCTATAATTGAATTCACTACAGCCGTTGATAACGATGTCACTAAAACTGGTATAACTTCTACAGGAATCGCCGAAGTAGGAACAAAATTATTTAGAGTTATGGGACCAGTGCCGTCACTGAGATTACCCAGCCCACCATTAGTACCATTTCCTACTATGGACTGTGGGCTGGCCCATATGACTAGTTTGTCGCCTTCCTGGTTCGGCGTACCAACCTGTAATTTATTTTCACTGTCAAAGTATTGTCCATTTGGTGCTTGAAATTTAATCAAAGAACCCACAACAATATATTTGGTATTTGTGCTGCTAAAACTGCCCACTGCTACCGGAGTACCATTGCTATCTTTGAAGTATCCGGTGGTTTCGTTTAAAAGAGTAGTGCTTTGTTGCCAAGTTAAATTGAGTGCACTCAGCGACGGTCTTGAAAAATTTGCATAATAAAATTGAACAAATTCATCTTCTGCAATAGTAGGTTCGATTTGATTATTAATAACACTGGCTACATCATTGAGGTTTAACCAAGTGAAAGTAAATGTCGGTAAAGCATTATCTTCCCATAATGCACCATCACTACCAAAACTGTTTGTGCTGGAATATTTTCCAGTATTGTCAACAAGATCTAACCAACGACTGGTGCCTATACTGGCACGATTCACTGCTTTACTTTTAATAATGCTGTTATACAGTGTAAATGGAAAATTATTATAATCTTCGCCATTTACCATGCGATTTTGTGTGTAGTATCTAGCAGGTGCACGCTGTTTAATTTCGTCTAGCGTTTCTCTAGGTTGTGCATTGCTGACAGGTTGCGTAATACCGCAAGTAAATGTTATAGTCTCAACTTGCCCAGTTCGGCTGGTATAGGTAATAGGTATTACCACACTTTGCATTTCTTCGGGATTAATGATATATCTTAATCCGTTACTGGCTCTGACATAACATCTAAATAGTCCCACCGGGATGGCGCTAAAAACCCCATCACCGAAAATCAGTGTAATTTGATCATTGACTCTGCTGGCAACACTGAATAATTTTCTTTGTTCTGGATCTATCTGCTCGACTGCTCCAGCAAAGACATTGTCAACATATTGCCATTCGTCGGTGGTATTACCTACATTATCAAGTTGAAATAACCAACGGTCTTCGTTATTAACACCTTCGATATTAATTGCTACTGTTTGATTGGAAATCTGTTCAGGCAAATTAAAATCTTGATTTGTCAATACTCCTTGTTTGAAATAAAAAAAGTATCCGGTATTGGCGCTGTCAAATCCCATTCTGTCATTGCGATAAAGAATGTTAAAAACAGAATTTATATTGGGACTAGGTTCATACACATAATCTCGACCTACGCTAGTTGCACTAACAGCTTCAAATGGCATTTGAACACCATCTATGGTGCTGTTATAACTGACAATAGGCAAAAATCCCGGCACTAAATTAATACTATATTCATCAGTGACGACATTTAAGATAGTTTGTCTATTACCGGGTCTGCCAACTTTTTGACTGTCTATCAATGCAGCATTTATTATAGCAGTAAACTGCTCACGCCAATTGGGATTTGTGGGGTCGTTCCAATTAATTGTTATATTGCTGAGATTTATTCCATTAAAGTCGATGACATTTTCAGTGGTTTGTACATTGAAAACTTTAAGAAACCCCTGCGCTTCTTCATTGCGTTTAGGAGTATATCCTACCAGATTGGCCAATCTTACAACACTGTCTCTTCTTTCTGCAGTGTCAATGTAATTTTCTCTGGTATTGAGATCATTTCTAAATGCCATTGCTTGACCCATGAATGCAATAACATCCAACAAGGCAATGAATTCACTGCTTTCAATATAGTCATTGAAAGTTTCAGGATAGTATTGTCTGAGATAATCTACAAAACTTTTTCTTAGTGTTTCAAAATCATAACTTTGAAAGTCTGCTTCTCTAAAAGTTTCGTAAATTCTTTTCCAGTCTTCGACCCCGAAAATTACAGTTTGTCTAGTGGTTCTTGCCATATATGAGTTTCTCGGTTCAAAATATTTATCGTTTTTATAAACTATGTAGTTTATATGTAAGTGGCATTTCTCTGTATCTGGTCGAAAAATATAGATAATATTTCAGCGTTATTTGTTGGTATTACTTGTATTGTAAGTTCTAATAACAATCCGTTATCCTGTGGATAAACATTAACTGATTGTAAATAAATTCTAGGATCGCCGCCGGCTACTCGTTGTACTTCTTCTAAAATGCCCTGTTCTGTGGCTTGATTAAGATTTTCAAAGACAAAATCCCAAAGTCTTGTGCCATATTCAGGTCGTCCAGGTAGTTGACCTTGTCTAATGTTGAATGCATTTAATAGATCTTGTTTGATTAATTCAAAATCTACTAATGTAAATTTTTTATTACGACCAATGGTGCTAAATCCTATAAATGTTGTCATGATGTATTTACCCTTTTTTAGGCACCATAATCCGGTAAAGGTACTTTATTATCACCTACAATGTTTTTAAATGATGCATCAACTGTTTTCCTATTTGTGGTGTTTACAACTGCCTTGGCTTGTCGAGTTCCTGACTGTAAAGGATTGCCGCCGCCTAATCCACCCAATGCACCCAATCCGCCTAGTGCACCAAGCCCTCCCAACGCACCACTCAATTGTCCTGTCAGGCCACTGGTAATGCCACTCAATTGGCCTGTCAACCCGCTGGTTATTCCGCTCAATTGGCCTGTCAACCCGCTGGTTATTCCGCTTAATTGGCCAGTAACTTTACCGCCTATACCACCGGCTAAATTGTTTAGTCCTGACAGAGATCCTGCAGTAAGATTAGAAGTAAGTTGACTAACTGATTTAGAAACATCGCCGGTTAGGCCGGATATAACCCCCGAAGGATTACCGACTGTTCCTGCAATTTTTCCAAATGATGCTGAGTATTCACTAGATTTGGCGAAACCGGCTACTATTGGTGCAGCACCGCCAGACAAATTACCTTTAATTAAATTAACTGCAGAATCGTTACCAAATTTTGCTGCCGTATTAATTACTGCAGCCACTTCTTTGTTTGATACAAGATTTTGTATCTGACCGGTTTTTTGCAAGGAAGTAAAGGCCGTGGACATAACATTGGTCTGTATATTAGTTTGCATTTTATCATTGCTGAGTAAATTTGTTACATTGCTCACACCCATTTGTCCCGACCAAACTGTTGGACTAGATAAGTTACTAATTAAGTTTCCACTGCTTTTGACCAATGCAGCAGTTGTGGGTTTTAAATATCCTTGTTTTTCTAATTGTTCAGCATTTAAACCATACTTGCCTACCCCGGCACTATTGGAAATTTGGTTGGCGGTTTGTCCTACTGTTTTTGCTGTTTGACTTAACAATCCCTGCACTGTTGAACTGTCAAGATTTCCAATTTTTGCGGTAGTGGCACCTTGTTTGACAAAGTTATTGACTTGTATGGGATTTTGTAAAGGTACTTCACTGAGATTAGTTTGTATTGTAGAAGTTTTTACTGCTTGAGCTAAATTAGTTGGACTGACCTGAGCTAGTGCTGCGGGTAATCCCTGAGCGGCCTGTGTTATGGAATTTAGCTGCGATCCTTTTTCTAAGCCAACAAGACTTCCTGTGCGAGATTGTTGTTCAAACACTCGTCGGGCTTGATCTGCAGTTGATCCCGCAGGACCTTTAATAACATAAGTAACACCGTTTTCAGTAAATTCGTATATGTTCATGATTTTACTTCAATTGTCCATCCGTCGGGCACAGGAACCGCAGCAGGCGGTGGGGGTGGGCTACCAGTTTCCAAAGATACTTGCACATCCACCCCAGTGTTATGATAAGGATAAGGTTCATGAGTGGGTGCGCGGCTAACAATACTAGTCAACCCATTGGGCTTGACTTGCCAGCCTGTACTATAATTATATGTGGTATCATCTAATAATACTTTAGGATAGAGTTTTGGTGTTTCTACAGGTAATGCTGCTGGTCCATTTAGAAAAATCGGTCTACCTTTTAATGTCAACGGCCCTCCTGCGTCCCAGCTACCTGCAGCAGATTTCAAGGCCAAAATTGCTTCACTTTTTATACCCAATTTTATGCCTGCATAGATAGATACATCTTTATCACTGGCAATTTTTACAGCATCAACACCGCCCAAATTAGTTTCTTTTTCGGCTTTGACATTGACATTCCTTCCAGCAAACATATTGATATCTCTGTCGGCATGAAAATTTATGTCGCCATTGGTTCTTAGATTTATACTGTTAGTAGAAAAAACATCTACAGTACCTTGTGCTCCTAGCTCGATCCAAGTTTGCCCATTGGCATGTGTAATATAAAAAAAGTTTCCGCTGTCGCTCATGGTTATCTGATGACCTTGGCTGGTTCTTATTCTTACAAGATTATCGTTGCCTTCTAAATCACCGTCATCCATAACAAAACTATGACCACCGACACGCCCGGTCACTGCAACATCTTGTGGTAAGACCTGATTACCTAATAATTTTTGACGAATATCATCAGATTGTAAACCGCCCTGATAGATTGGTCTTCCTGGCGTGCTGAAACCAAAGACTGCGCTGGGCGTTTCCCGTTGACTGCTACTGGTAATTGGCCCTCTTTGTGTATCGTTTATTAGCCCTTGCTGAAAAAAAGTCGCTGCTTGATAACTGTGAACAGGTTTTATATTGTCAAAAAATTTAGGACCATTGCTGTTTTCTTGACTATTGTCGTTAATTTCGGTAACCGGTAGTTGTGTGGCCTCAGCAAAATATTGTTGTTGGGTGTCATTATTAGTTTGATATTCACTTGTGGCTCCAACTGCAGGAATCATATGTGTTAGGCCAGTCTCAGGAATACAACCTATGTAATAACCGTCGTTGGCGTCACCTGCGGGAAAAAAACATAAAACTCTTGTGCCAACATCCGGAGCGGTAAACCACATACCATAACTTTGCTGATTGTTAGGATATTTCCCTACACTTTCGTTACTGGTTTGACTTAGGGGAGTAATTCCATAAAATGGAGAAACATATTTGACAGTTTTCCACAATGTTGAGTCTGTCAGTAAAGGTTTGCCTTCTTTGTCAATGGCACCGAACTCTTGAATATAGACCTGTAACTTTCCTGATCTTGTGACATCAATATTGTTAGTGACCACACCGATGTAAGGGCCCATTTCACTAGGAACACCTCCCCTGTCAAAGGTAAATTCTCGTGGTCGTCCTGTACTTCTTTCAATATTCTCTGCCATTATTCTTCCTTTGCAATGACTTGGTTAGTTTTAGGATCCTGTTGGGGACTGGTTGCTTCGGATGTTCTCGTAATACCCGAACTAGATAGTCCTGCATTTGACAGTTTATTTACAGGTTGTTGAACTCTTGCGATTAATTGCCTATCGGCTCGTTCATTGAGTTCACGGTTGATATCCGGAGATACTCTGCTTATTAATTGTTGATCGCTGGCAGCAGCAATTTGTCTTTGATTGTCTGCATTGACTTTTGTATTGAGATTTTTAATCACCAAATATCCATCTAATACCTGTGTAAAGCTACCTCGTCTAAACACACTGGTACAAGTTCTTGCACCATAGGCATAGCTTTGCTTCGGTACACCTGCGTTCTGTTTTGCGTTAGCAGCCTGTGTATAATTTTTTGCGGGATTAATCAAACCATTACCATTGACATCATAGTCCTCTGGGCTGTTCCAACTGATTTCAAAAAATATCTGACCATAATCGACATTTATAGTCCCATCAGGCAAAAATGGATTATTGTTAGCCAATAACAAGTTATAAGAGCCGCTGGCTTCGCCTTGAAATATCCATGCTGGATCTCCAATGATTTCAAGTTCGACAGTTTTTTGATCTCCAGGGCTGTAAAAATAATCAGCTAAATTTGCTGCTGCTTCATTGGTACGCAACGGGCCGCCTTGTGTACTTTGGCCACTACGGGGATAAAATACAGTCTTAGTAAAGTCTTGATAACTGGCACTAGTAGTATCTGTCAATAAGCCACCCGACAACACTCTACTGTATTGATAATTATATTTCTGTTCAAAACTTATAATTGCAGTGTTTTCACCAGTAAACCAATAGGGGTATGACTTATGAAATCCTGGAAAATCTACTATAGGAAAATAACCAGTTTCTGGCACCACAATTCTGTATTCACTGATGATATATTTGATATCCCAAGCATAATCTTTTCTTTTAAAATCGTAACCAATTGGGCTGGCAGTCATATTGATTTTAAACCAAGCAAGATTTTTTGTTCGCCCAGGATTGGGAGTTTGAGTTCCAGTTACAGGATCAATAATGACCAATTGTTGATCTGAAATATAAGTGCTATTACGAACCAGCATTTCTATTACTTGTACTAATTGTTGCCCGGCGGTTACACTAAAAGTCTTTTTGTCTGTATCTACTGATTGTGTTTCCGGTAACAAATTTCTAGGATTATTGTTATTTGCTGCAGGTACTAAATCTCTGTCGGTACGACCACGATATGTCAATTTGGCATCACTAAGTGCTGTACTGGTAAATTCTATACTATATCTATTGGGTATTTGTATTTGACCTAAAGAAAAAATTTCCTGTTGATATCGATTCATTGCTGCCATTAGCCCCTGTGTTACAGTTTCAGTCACTGACTTGGCAGCATCTGCTTTGGGCGGTGCTGAAACTGGAGTAGTGGCTCGAGGTGGAGTTGCCTGAAAAGCTTGAATCGAAAAAGCGGGCTGTATCTGTGGTGAACCTCCTGCCACACGAGGTGGAGCACTGGTATTGGGTTCTCTTGCTTCTCGTTGATTGACCGGTTGAAACACTGTTTCTAAATTTCCGCCTAGAGCATCTGCCAATGATTTGCCCGATAGTTGGCAGTTATAAGGCACAGTAGCTGAATTAGGACCAGTATTAACCATAGTTGCTGGGGTGGCACAGTCCCATTGATATTCAACTGCTCTATTTCCCACTTTAAATGTGATGTTTCTTACCACAAATGGTATGTATTTTTCAACCACAGCTTGTGGGTCAGTTTTGAATTCTGGAGTATTGGTTCCACCGAAAACCAAATTACCGTTGTCGTCATAACCATAAAATCTTATAGCCATCATATAAATTTGACTGCCCCATGTTCCTAAATCAGGATTTTGCTGCAAGGCTAGTTTCAGTCTAGGCTCACCTTTATAGATATAATCAACCACGGCACGATCCAGATTTTGCAAAAGCGTAATCCCGTTATATTCTGTTACTGTAAAGTTCAGCAATGCACTATTATGTGCACTGCCTTGCCCTTTGCCCATTATAATGTTTTTAATTTCAACATTGTCTATGAAAAAGTCTTGGCTGAAATAGGGATTACGAGAAGGGCCATTTAATTCTCTAATTATAATGCCCGAAGACAACCCAACTTCGGGGCCTGAATAACTGTAATTTTGTTGTGCAGGCGGTGCTCCGCCGCTTTGAAATAACAGGGTATTGGGCTCAAATGAGCTAATGTTGCCTGTGATAAAATCTTTGTATCGTTCCGGCGACATCAGGTATACACTGATGTTATAAGTATAGCTGGCATATTTGTCCAAAATATTGGGCTTAGGTAATACTGTTTGATTCTGCGAATACAAAGTATCTACGCGAGTCTGCACAGTATTTTTTTGACTGTCGTCTGATCTGGCCCCTACACCAACCTGATTTCCACTGGGCTGTACTGCTTCGGCATCATCTCTGTTAATACTTTGACCTTGATTGATCACAGTATTTCCTGCAGGAGCTTGACTAACCGATGTAGGCAAAACTCTACCGTCGGTTCCAAAAGCCACAGCACCATTGGCTGCAGTAGGAGTTGGCTGTGCTGTAGTAGGCCCTGGGACAGCTCCTGGAGTTACTGCACCGCCAGCAGCTATAACACCGGGAGTATCTGATGCGGTAGAATATGTAGGAGTAGATGTTGTTACTGCTGCATCTGCACTGTTTAACTGTCTTTGTAATTGAGTTTTGCGATTAATTAAGGTATTTCTTGTTCTACTAACTTGTTCAATTTGCTGACTGATTATACGAATTGCTGCAGGATCAGTTTGTTCAACAAAAAGAGCATTGAGTCTTTGTAATTCTCTTTCAGCTTCGGCTAGTTCTCTTTCTACAACTGCCAGTTCTGATAAAATTTCCTGCCTAGTAGCCATAGATTAGAATCCTAGCACAGTTTTAAGTGTAGAAATTTTTGGTAAGAAAATAGTTTTACCAGCTGAAAAATCAAAAGGCGGTTTTGTTAAAGTATTAGGATTTCTTTGGTAAAATACCCACCAAAGTCCGGCATTATTGTAAAGATCAAATGCTAATAAATCAGGACGATATTGATAAGTTTGGTTAATTACAATAACTTGATCATCAGATTCCTTAGGTAAAGGTCTATTGACCATGACATCAAGATAAAATTCGTTTATACCAGTTAGATAGTAAGGGCTGGTAGAATTATATGTACTCATTACCAGAATCCTCCTTTAATAAGATTACCATTGGCAAAGTTTTTAAGACTAAATTGCTGACTGACTTGTCTTCTTGACTGCATAGGTAATAGTTGCAAACTGATATCAATTTTTGTCGGAACATAAGTGGGATTATCTATTCCTAAAGTCGGCGGAGGTGGGGGACTAGTCATTGCTCCAGGCTTAATTCCCTGACCTAAACTGGCCAATCTTTGTATTGCACTACTTATAGGATTGGATGGCACACTACTACGATTTCGTCTTGTCAATAAATTTGTAGCATTGACATTGGCAATTCTCGCACGGATATAATCTACATTATCGGGTAAATTATAATTGAACTGCGTGACTACACAGGGGTGTTCTGAAAATTGATATTCACCCAATCCAGTCAAATATACCAATGGGGGAGGACTGCCTCTTTGTGGATCTTGTCCATAGAACATTTTTGTCAATGATTTGAAAAATGTGATTACAGCCAAAAGATATTCAGCTTCAAAGGTGTCTTGAGCAGTAAATGTTCCTTGTACCTGCACAAAATCCGCATAACTGTTGCGATAAAAATATCCACGATAATTGCTATGTGTAAGATCAATGGCATCATATACTGCTCGATAACTGGTATCTATCCTAGGTGTATAGGGAAATATCACGCCGTCGGTTTCTATCAATGGCCATAAAATACCCGGATCATTGGCCTTGTAAAGATAAGTGGCGCCAGGCGCCAATCTTAATTTTACACGCCAATCCCCTTGATTTTGTTGACCTCGCTGTTCGCGAATTGATTGCTGTTGACGCGCTAGTGTCAGTGTGGCTTGTTGTTGTTCGCCCCCAGCTTGTGCCGCACTGGCCTGAGTTAGAACAGGATTTACAATTGGCGGGTTGGGTCTAAAATCGCCACCTGTGAATTCGTTGGCATCTCGCTGGGCCTGCGATTGTGTCAGTCCAGTGACTACAAATGCACCAGTCTGATCATTCCAAACTCCCCAAGAATTAGAGACTGGATCAAAAGTAGCACTGAATGTGCCATTAAATGGGGTCTGTTCGACAGGTCGATCAACTCGCTCGCCAAGTTGGGCTATTTCAGCATCAGCCACAGATACTGGCGTGGGTGAAACATTTATACCAGTCTGGTCAACTACTGTTTGTAAGTTATCCCGCTCCTGAATAAGTTGATCTCTTCTGGTTTCTGTTACTGTCAATTCCTGTTGTAAACTATTTCTTTGCTGTTCTAATTCTTGTCTTTTCGCTGGTGATGTAGTATTTGCTAATTCTCGATTGATATCGTTTATTTCTGTTTTTAGTTCGCTGGCAACAAAATTATCAAAATTTATATTGGTTTGTGCTACACTTAATTGATTTTTCAATTCTGCTGCAGAGGGTTCCCCAGGAATCACCAACGATTCAGATGCTATATTTGCATCTGTAACCGGTGCTAGCTTAATTGATCGAGGGGCAGATTGTGCTGGAATGTCTGTTTGAACTGGAGTATTAGTGGCTATTCTGCCATCAGCCGGGGCTACCGAGTCTCCAGGTGCCAATGGTGTTTGTCTAAACTCAGCAGCAGACTCTACAGTACTACCTGCATCTACTTGCTGACGCAGTCTTTGACCATCTGCAACCAATGACTGATATCTGGGATCTTGATAAGCCTCAGCAGTCGATTTGCCATTTGCCTGATATTCTTGAATAATTCTCCGTCTTTCTTCATTATTAAACTGTACCTGTTGATAATTGGCATTGGCTGTAAAATTTCTTACTATCACACCAGATTGCAATTCTGCAGCAGTTAAATTTCCAGCACCGGCTGTGCCAAAAGTTGGATCAACTGGCACAGCCGCTGCTGTACTGGTTGTGCCTGGTGTTAAGAAGCTGCTATTGTCATTGGTTGTGGTAGGTACAGCAGGTGCGGTACTGTTTGATCCCGGTCTTAAAAATCGAGCACTATCTGCCGATTGAGCAACAGGTAAATTATTGGGATTAACTTCCAGTTCTGTGGGCTCGGCCCGCTCTGTAGCAGCAGATCTAGCAGTAAAACCACTGTTTGCAGTTACAGTTTGCCCTGGCAAACTGTACCCTGGGGGCGGTGGCGGATCTGGTAACCCCCTTGCCCGAGCTGCGTCTACTTGTCTCACATAATTGTCTAATTGTCGATCTGCGGCTTCAATTGTGGCCCGTAGTTCTGCTGGGTGAGTCAAATCCAATCCGCTGGCCGACAATTCTGCCAAGGTTGATCCTACCTGTTGTAATGCCTGTGCCTGTGGCACGCCCTGATCGATCAAGTTAAGGTATAAATCAACCTTTTGCTGAATTGGAGACACATAAGTCATAATAAGTATTTTTGCCCTAATACTATTTACCGTTTGCAAAAACCGTGATCTTGATGTTGACAAACAGTTTCGCTATATACTATAATAGTGCTAGGAAAATATCATCGATGACATCAACAATTATACCTAAAAAAATAAACTATCTAAACAACAGAGACATACTAAAGGAAATACATCTCAGCAAAAACAGCTATTGTGTTTTCAATGATCCAGTAAATGATCACCAATACGATATCATACTGCCTTCTGTTGACAAAATTAATCTAAGAACCATATCCGAAGCACGACGACTACGGTCTGACAGAATTCGCAAAGAAACCGGCGAAGTCATAGATCCTAAAAAAATCTCTATAACAGATTTGGTATTCAGGGTAATGACTTGGGAACATATCCCGTTAGCACAGAAAAAAACTCCCAAAACATCAACAAAGAAAAAACGCATAGAAGATATTTTAGAACTGGAAGATCCAGTTGATGTGCCCGAAGACGAGTTAGTTGAACAATTAATCACAGATGGTGTGCACATTCGGTTAAACTTTCCACCTTTTTTTCATTATAGAGTAAACGAGCATCGTATACCTTATATTGTAGGTAAAAGTCACTGGAGAGGTGATTTGGATTCGGGCCATTTCAACAAAGATCACGGGCAAATGACACGCCGTTTAGCAGAGATGTTTGTAAAACTCTGTGAACGATATGCTACTCGCAGTAATTGGCGTGGGTATACCTACAATGAAGAAATGAAAGGACAGGCCTTGCTGCAACTCAGTCAGATTGGTCTACAGTTTGATGAGAGCAAAAGCAGTAATCCTTTTGCTTATTTTACTGCTACAATAACAAATTCTTTTACAAGAATATTGAATATTGAGAAAAAAATGCAAAACATTCGCGATGATATCTTGGAAATCAACGGACTGAATCCCAGCTATACAAGACAGGGCATGTTATCTGGTCATTCTTCAGACAATTAATATATGGCAAATTTATTCAAAAAAGCTGCAATAATCACTGACATACATTTTGGCCTAAAGTCCAACAGTCTTACACACAATCAAGACTGCGAAAAGTTTATAGATTGGTTTATTGACTTGGCACGACAAAAAGGTTGCGAAACTGGATTCTTTTTAGGCGATTGGCACAATCACAGAGCCAGTATTAATTTACAAACTCTACAGTTTTCCTTACAGGCTCTAGAAAAACTCAGTGCGGCCTTTGACAGATTTTATTTTATTCCTGGCAACCATGACTTATATTATAGAGATCGCAGAGACATACATGGTGTAGCTTGGGCTCGACATTTACCAAACATTGAGATTTGCAATGATTGGTTTCAAAAAGGTGATGTTGTTGTAGCACCGTGGCTAGTGGGCGATGACTACAAGAAAATTCCCCGTATGAAGGGTCGCTACATGTTTGGGCATTTTGAGTTGCCGGGTTATCTAATGAATGCCATGGTAGAAATGCCTGACCACGGACAAGTTCGTAGAGAACATTTTAACAACTTTGATCATGTCTACACCGGACATTTCCATCGTAGACAAACCAAAAACAACATCACTTATATTGGAAATTGTTTCCCACATAATTATTCCGATGTCAATGATGACCAACGCGGTTGCATGATATTGTCGTGGGGTGACGATCCTGAATATCATGCTTGGCCAGATCAGCCGATTTATAAGATATTTGGTTTAGCTGATTTACTTGATCGTGCCGAGCACTTGCTAAAACCCAAAATGAATGTTAAAGTCAGCTTAGACATTGCTGTTAGCTATGAAGAAGCTAACTTTATCAAAGAAACATTTATATCACAATACAATCTACGTGAAATGTCATTAATTCCCAACAAAAACAGCGAATTGGACAATAATATTGCACCCGGTGATATCAAATTTGAAAGTGTGGATCAAATTGTCATAGATCAAATTACCAGCATTGACAGTGAATTTTACGACAGCAAACTACTTTTAGAAATCTATCAAAATCTATAAACATGATTAAAATCAAAACTATTACACTGAAAAATTTCATGAGTGTGGGCAATGCCACTCAATCTATAGATTTTGATCGCAATGATTTGACATTGGTATTGGGCGAAAATCTAGATCTCGGAGGTGATGGATCTCGCAACGGTACAGGGAAAACCACTGCAATTAATGCATTGTCGTATGCCTTGTACGGTCAGGCCTTGAGCAATATTCGCAGAGATAATTTAGTAAACAAAACCAATGGCCGAAATATGATGGTCAGTTTGGATTTTTCTATCAACGACCGCGACTTTCGTATTATACGCGGTAGAAAGCCCAATATACTGAAGTTCTATGTTAATAACGAAGAACAAGATATCACTGATGATGCACAGGGCGACAGTAGAGAAACGCAAGAATACATTGAACAGATGTTAGGAATCAGCCACGAAATGTTCAAACATATCTTGACATTAAACACTTATACCGAACCATTTCTTAGTTTGCGTAGCAACGATCAAAGATCCATCATTGAACAGTTGTTAGGTATTACCCTGCTTAGTGAGCGTGCAGAGCGAATTAAGGAACTCAACAAAGAAACGCGAGATTCCATAATGCAAGAGGAATTTCGCATCCGTGCAATCATAGAATCCAATCGAAAAATACAAGAGCAAATTGATTCGCTGAAAAAGCGTCAGACAACATGGCAGACTAATCAACAAGAAGAAATTAATCAATTGGTGTTGGCTATAGATGAACTTGACAAAATTAACATCAACCAAGAAATACAGGCACACAGAGATCTCGCCGATTACGAAGACAAGTCTAAACAAATTAAACAATGCAAAACATGGATTGAGCAGATTGAACGAGACAATGTTAAACAACAAAAACTAATCACACAGATAGAAAAAGAACTTGCTGCATTGGAACAACACAAATGCTATGCCTGCGGAAACGACATACACGATCAAACTCAATCGAAAATAAGAGAATCCCGAGAGCGCACATTGCAAGAAACTGCATTACAGATTTTAGCTAATGAATCGCAGAAAATCGAACATCTTGGAACTATAGACAATATCGGTATCTTACCCGAAAAACCTCAGGTGTTTTATGATAATATCGAATTAGCACTCAATCACAAAAACACCTTAGATAGTCTGGCTAAAGATTTAGAAAATAAACAAACAGCAGTAAATCCCTACACTGAACAGATTACAGAAATGGAAAGTTCAGCATTACAGACGGTATCCTACGATCATCTGAACTATCTTACTAAACTACAGGAGCATCAAGAATTTCTCTTAAAACTGCTGACCAGCAAAGACAGTTTTGTTAGAAAAAAGATCATTGATCAAAATCTCACTTATCTCAATTCAAGATTGACTTTTTATCTTGACCGTATAGGTCTTCCACATATTGTAAAATTTCAAAACGATCTTTCTGTCAGTATTGAAGAACTAGGTAGAGAGTTAGATTTTGACAATCTCAGTCGAGGTGAGCGCAATCGACTGATTTTAAGTATGAGTTGGGCGTTCCGAGATGTTTGGGAAAGTCTATATCAACCCATTAATCTCTTGTTTATAGATGAAATGATTGATTCCGGACTAGACACACAGGGTGTAGAAGCCAGTTTAGCATTATTAAAAATGATGTGTCGAGAACGCAATAAAAGTGTTTGGTTAGTTAGTCACAGAGATGAACTATTGGGTCGAGTTACCAATGTTTTAAAAGTTATCAAAGACGGTGGTTTTACTAGCTATAGCTTTGGTGACTGAAATTTTTAAACAAAATAAAATTTTATAAGTATCGTATGCCATCGCGAAGTAAAAGCAAAGGATCAGGTTACGAAAGAGAAGTAGCTAAGTTCCTATCAGAATTATATAACGAACCCTTTGTTCGTGTGCCAAATTCAGGTGCTTTTATCGGTGGTATAAATAGTGTTAGAAAACAGTTTTTAAATGAAAATCAAACTCGAGGCTTTAAAGGCGATATAATTCCTCCTGATTCCTGGCATAAATTCAATTGTGAATGCAAAAACTACGCAGATTTTCCGTTTCATCAATTATTCAAAGGCAATATTAGGCAACTAGATTCATGGATAGATCAATGTTTGACTGTAGCTGATCCCGGTGATTTCAACATTGTATTCATGAAATTCAATCACAAAGGCACATTTGTAGCTTTCCAACAAGTCTGGCAAAATCAATTTCAATTAACAAATTATCTTATCTATAACAGTCAACATCACGGTATTTGGATAGTAACTGATTTAGGTAATTTTTTCACTGCCAATTCCCAAACTCTAAAACGAATTTGTAGTTAGACACTGTGTTAAGCGATTAAAATGGCTTAACCCCATTGAACCAGCCGAGGTCATGCTCGTTGCCGGTGGATCTTGGGCGTCAAAGTATTAAAGCTAACTAAGGCTGAAATGATTGCGGCTCTGCGAAAAAGAAGCAACCGCACCGCCGGTGACTTGGGTTTGTGTCGGGTCAACTGCGTTCCGTTGTGAGACAAGGCTGAAGTAGGGGGTACAGCACAACCGCCTCCGTTGTTGAAAAACAAATCTTCTTACACAAATGACTGCGCTACTCAGATGAGAACCTGTCCATCTTGCCCGGTAACGGGCAAGTATGACCACTTAATCTAGATGAGTCATAAAAACATAAACAGTAATAAAAAATAGGACTGAACGATAGTGAAGTCCTAGAACTGCGTAGCAGTTCTCTATAGTGTGTAAATAATGGTATGAAACTCTATTTATCAACAAATCAAATATCACCAAATGGCTATTATTGTGATCCTATCAAACATGATATCACACATGGCTCTGCTCAAGTACAATTGTTTTCTGTCAATGGCTTTGAATTATGCCCATTGGAAAAACATTATCAACGAGCTAATAACGATCACAGTGACTATGCTAATGCCACAAAATTAGACTGGATTCTTCAAGAACCCGCAGTAGATGGCGTAGTTCTAAATCACAGTTTTTTACTGTGGAGAAAGAGCTATAAACATGAAGCTGCTAAACAGTTACAGCAATGGGCTCGTCAATATCCAGTCTATCATAGACTACTGCAAATTCGCCCCAAATGGGCAGTAGATTTTGCTATAGAATATGTCAATGCCCAAGGTGTTATGTTTGAAATCCTGCATTTTGAATATGATTTTTTTGATTACAATCAGTATGAAGAATCTAAGTCTCGTTACGAATCTGTGTTTCTAAATGCCGATTGGGACGATTGGGCTCAAAGAGTATATCGTAAAAGACATGAATGGGAACACTTGGAATTTTTTGAACAGAGCAAATGGAAGTGTCTATTTTTTGGTATAGAACCGGAAAACTTTGGGCAGACAATTTGGCACTTGGTTTAAAAGAAAGGCAATCCGCTCTTTTTTGTTGTCTCTAAGTTTTCGCTGATCAATTCAGAAATAATCTCTCTTTCTTGTGCACTGAGATTCAACGCTTCGCCGTAAGTCAGCCCGCCGCGCATATACCAGCAAAACTTAATTAACTCTTTTTTTATTATTTTTACTTCGTTTTCGAATCGGTCAACCAACTTTGAAATCTGTTCGGCATTGAGATTTAAGAGTTGGTTGCGAAAAAATTTGCCATATCTAACACAAATTCTTGTTGATATTGATGTTCACACTCAACACATTTGATTTGTAAGGGCTGAAAGTCACTGGCTGTTTTCAATTTTGCAATATGATCTCGTATGAGGTTGAATTTTGATTTATCGCAGTTTTCCAAATATTCTGCTATGTAAGATGATTGATCAACAGTAAAATCGGGCCCTTGAATAGATCGCACACATAGTGCAATGGCTTTCATTGTAAGTTTGGTTATTTTCTTAAAGCTTTCACTGATGGTTTTTAATTTTTCTTCATTGTTAATATCACTTTGTTGCACTAGCTGCATGAGTTTTTGATCTTCAAATTGCAGTATGTTACTGTCATTGATTTGCTTGTAATTTAAAGGTTGAAAACTGATAATTAAGTCATCAATACTTAAAGTTTCATCATAGTCTGGACATTTTAGTGTGTCTAAAACAGTACGAAGATCCAAATTAAATTCGTGACTGTTTCCGCATTTTGGGCAGGTACTGCTAATACCCATACTGTGACCGTATGTTGCTATTCGTATTCCTCCCAGTATGGCATTGAGATCAACACTGGGTATGGCCCAGGGATTTCTAATAGATGGTACACAACTGCCAATAATGTCAACGATAGCAGATCCATTGAATAAGGCATCGGGTGTACGGCTAGTAATTTCGTCATTGGCTGTCATGGGCAATACTGCCAAATCCTTATTGGGCGGCATTACAATGCTATTGGGCTCATACCATCGCCCTAGGCTAGGCAATCTTATGTAAATGCTGGGTTGACGAAAATATTTCTTTAAGGGATTATCAGAAAAGTGCATTTTTTTGTAACCATAAATAATGTATATTTATTGAGATCCTATGGCCGCTGATAATTTGGATGATTTTAACCGTGAGATTGAAGAACTTAGACGCACTATGCGTCTGTTTGGCCAAGATGTTGACAGTTCTGCAAATAGCCTTAAAAACTTTCGCCAAGGTGCTAGCTCATCAATAAGCGACTTAGCTAGAGCAACTGGAAATTTTGTACTAACTGTTGGAAGAGGAAATACAAAATTTTCTTCGTTAAATGGTGTGATAGATGCCACCACCTCGACTTTAGGAAAACTAGCACAGTCTATTCCTGTCATCGGCGGAATAGTAAAAGGTATTACAGATGGGCTAGGGGAAGCTAGTAAATTTGTCATCGATCAATTAGATGAAGTAGGTGATATATTTGCTGATTTCAGCAAAGTTGGTGCATTAACTGCAGAAAATTTAGATGGTCTAAGTCAGCAATTTCAACTATCTGGACAAAGTTTACAGAATTTTCGTAAAACCATTATAGAAAATAGCGTGACCTTTGCACAGTTCGGCGGGATCGTAAGTCAAGGTGCAAATACATTTTTAAGTTCAGTGGGTAAGTTAGCCGATCCAGCAAGCACATTAGGTGATTCTCTTAGGAAATTAGGTCTCAACACTGAAGATATAGTAGAAACCGGCGCAGCATATGCCAGACAGCAGGTATTGCTAGGTAGAAATGAATTTATTACACAGCAAAGCCTAACTGATGGTACACGAAATCTTGCTTTAGAAATGGATAGATTAGGTAAAATCACTGGTGCGAATAGAAAACAATTGCAAGAGCAGCGAGAAGCAGAATTACGAGAAGGTATTTTCGGTGCATCAATAAGGGAAATGGAAAGAGCCGGGCAAGGAGAACTTGCCAAACAAATACAAAATACCAGTAACATTTTAGGATCACTTGTTAGCCCAGAAGTAGCGCAGGGTTTTAGGGATTTAATGTCGGGTTTTCCCGGCACCGCAGAAGCTCAAAAATTAATTCAAAGTACCGGCGGTGAAGCACAGAGAGTATTGGATGATTTGCGCTCAGGTAGAACCACTGATATAGATGCAGTAAGAAGATTGTCCGGTTCGGCTAAGAATTTTGAAATAGTAGTTGATCAATTTGCCAGAGTAGGCGGAGAGGCTTCTGGGGTCTATCTAAGAGCCACCGATCAAACAAGATTAGCTAATCTCAGTATAAAAGACCAAACAGATTTAGAAAAACAATTAGCTGCTATTAGAGAAAAACAGCAAGGCGAGCAAAATAAATTAACCAATAATTTTGTAAGTGCTAACAAAGAATTACAAGTTTTAAATCGACAAATTAATCTACTGTCCTTTCAGGCATTAGGATCTGCTGCTGTGGCTGTTGATGCTTTTGCCAGTACAGTCAATAATGCTGTTAATTATATTGCAAAGAAATTAGGTATAGAATTACCCGCAATTCAGCGAACTGGTGCGTTCCGTGGTAGTCCTGCAGCAGGTTCTATGGGACCCATGGGCAGTGCAACTGCTACTGTGCCCGAGATACAAGCAGCAAGATCACAGGCTGGTTTACCTGTTTTACAGGGCGCAGCACTAGGAGCGGCAGAACGACAACAACAGGCAATGCAAAGAGCTCGTGAAAGTGGTCAACCTGTTCTTCGATCGCCGACTATGGAAAGAGCTACATTGCCAAGTATCGCACCCGAAGTCGAAGCAGGACAGCCAACTCTCCCGGCTTCTCGCGCTGCAAATGTCAGAGATATTTTAAATCTAATAGGGCGGGCAGAGAGCAACAACAATGCAGATGCAGTATGGCCTAGCACAGTAATTCCAGGATTGTCAAGTATGCCTGTTTCGGAAATTTTGTCTTTGCAAAATCAAAGGTTACAACAAGGTATTCAAAGTTCAGCAGCAGGCAAATACCAAATTACTCGTGGAACTCTGAAAGATTTGATCGGACAAGGCGTTGTCGGTCTTGGTGATATTTTTAATACAACTACTCAAGACGAGGCTGCACTGGCATTATTGACTCGTAGAGGTCTTTATGACTATCAACGGGGAAATCTTACTGGTAATCAATTTGCTAATAATTTAGCAGAAGAATTTGCAGGATTACCCGGGCCCAACGGTTCTTCTATGTACGGCGGACTAAACCGGGCTACTGTAAGCCGCAAAGAAGTTATTGATATTTTAGGTGCCAGATACGGCGGAATAATGTCTGGACCGACCAGTGGTTATAGAACAACATTGCATGGTACAGAAGCAGTTATACCATTGGCCGGTGGTCGTAGTATTCCTGTCGAAATGCCAGGAT